GGATTATAGGTAGCGTCAACTATACTAGCGCCGCCGTATAAACTTGGAATTCTACGTTGGTGAATTTCATTTTTAATACGCTCAACGAATGCCATAGCCATATGACTTGGCATGTTACCAACGTCGATCTTAAACATTCTACGTTCTGGAGCACGTTGTACACGATAAATTAGAACAGCATCTTCTAACAATTCTTTTTGTTTATATACTTTAAAGATATTTTCTAAGATACTTTGACCAAAAGGCCAAAATCTGTCTAGACCTTCCGTTAAACTTAGGTGTACGATATGTTTAGCGTCAATTGAGCTTTCACTTTGACCCAATGTAAATCTACTCCCAGATGTATTATATGGCATAGCTGGTACAGTATAAGGTGTATTTGTGCCACCACCTGTTCCACCTAAACCAGTTGCTGGGTTAGCAGCAAAGTCAGTATTTGTTTTTTGTGCAACACTTAAGTTTTGCAAATTTATATTAAGGTCTTTTAATACATATTGTTCTGGTTTTTTACCTTCACTCTCATTTACGATAACCTTAATAACTTTAACCATATCAACCCAATATAGTTTAAAGTTTTCGGGGTCACGAACAAATACTTGGTCACCATATTTGATGACATTTCTAAAAATTTTAAATACACGTGAGTCTAATTCATTTAATTTACACCATTGTTGAAGTTGAACTTTTAGTAATTCCACCTCATGTGGTGTTGGAGTTTCTTTGAAATCAATTTGAAATGGTGTTTTATTGTGCTCGTTTTTTTGTGTTGAAAACTCACTAATAATGTCCAAACATGCATTTATTTCAGCATCAACATCCATCATTTCATATTGGTTATAACGCTCTATACGATTGGGGTGTCCAGTATACACCTCAGGCAAACGACTCATGTAGTTTTTATAACCAAATTCTGTGTTATTCCAACCACCAGTAGGCATTCCATTTTGTCCAGGGCTTCCATTCCATGCACCACTATTACTGTTTATACCAGAAATGGGACTAGAGATACCACTTTTATTAAGGAATCGTTTTTTATATGTCATAGTATGTTATTTATCAAAAAATATGTTCTAGGTTGTTTATCCACAATACCATATACGATCATAGCCTAACTATTGCATTAGTTGCCATTTTGATTTATGTGTATGATAACCTTGTTATATTAATTTATGTTGTTGGAACAACAAGCTGTTAAATCTTTTATGATAGTCAGTATAAAAATAACCAATTATAGTACCGTTTTCAGCAAATCCCAATGACTTGTATATATTACCACTAAAATATCTATTGTTACTATATTATATGGTATTCTTATATAACTTATCTTGTATATTGACACTAGTATCCAATTTATCTAACATTGCGGACAATTTAGTATCCATTATATTTTTAAGTTCCATATTTACTGCTAACAAATTACTTAGATCATTATTAGTTTCATTGAAAATAGTTTTATTAACACTATCAGAATTATTTAATTCAGTCATTGTCATTTTAGATAATTTTTCAATTACTGTGTTTGATGGCAATGGAACGATTGCTTCTTTACCATGTGCCATTATGTTTACCGGATATCCACTATTAGGACCATCCATTAATGCACCATTTCTAGCTTGAAAGTGTACTGGATCATTTGGTACTTTTTGATATAATCCTTGTTTATTAAAAGCACTAATTGCAATAGGGTCCATATATTGTTGTATATCTATTGCATGACCCCTTTCATGTAAACTGGTACCCGGTCTAGCAATAGCCATACCAGTTGGACCTATACCAGGTCTACCTGCTCTAACACTTTCATCCCACAATCTTTGTTGGTCTAATGAGTCACGTTTAGCACTGTTTATTTGTATTTTTTTACCAGTTACTATATTATATTCAAGTGCAGCACGTTCAACGGCCTTTTGAAATGTATCTTCTAGTCCTTCAAAACTAGATTTACTTCCACTTCGTGACCCAAATTCAAAAATATCATCTAATATAACTTTACTATCAGAAAATTGATAAAACCCCGCATTTGGAGCACCAAATTCACCCTCAATTCCTTGACTTTGGGGTTTAGTACCTCGATTGATAATTTCTTCTCTACTTGAGCCAAGTAGACCCATAGTAGTAAAATTCAGTGCGCTACTACCAGCATTTAGTAATTTTTGACCAAAACTTGCACTTTCATCTGCTGTATAACCTTGATAGGCACCATATGCCGCGCCGCCGGCTGCTAGTGGTAATGCCAGTCTGCCTGCAACTTGTCCTGCTATACGTCCTGCCCTTCCTAATACACCGCCACCAGCAATACCACCAGCAATACCACCGGTACCACCCATAGCAATCTTAGATAACGCTGATGCTGCTACAAATGCTGCTGATCCTATAGCTATCGCCCCCATGTTTAAACTAGAAAAACCGTTTATAACATTTTTTAAAATGTTATCTAAACCTTCAATTGATTTTTTGAATATGTCCAAAGCATTATGTAATGCAGGGAAATCTTTTAATAATGGATTTATTGATGCGGTTAGATTATCTAAACTAGTTTTTGCTTTTATTTCAACTTCTGTTAATTTTGCACGACTGTCGGCGGCTGCGTCAATTCCTTTAGTGGCTTGTTCAGCAGCTTTTCTACGTGCTACTGCGGCTGCTAGTGTTTCGTCTACACCCCGTCTACCCGCCATAAATTGTAAAACTTCTTTAATTAACCCAAATTGTTTTCTAACTTCGCTATCTAGCATTGCGGCGGTGCCAACTTGTTTTAATGTAGCATCTGCATTTTGTTTAAGAGAATTCAGAAATTCGCCGGTTACATTTTCCCCATTCTTAATACGTACTGCAAATTCTTCTAATGGTACCCCTATACGCTTTAAAAATTGAGATTCTTGAGTTATTGCCCCCGTTGCTAAAAATTTAGACATAGCGTTACTAAGATTTTCATCACCAACTTGGCTAGTTATACTTTTTAGCAAATCATTTCTTGCTACTAATTCTTTTTCTAATAATGCCGCTCTTTCTTTATCTTGGTCACTACCTGTACTTTTCAAACGGTTAATTTCCATCTCCATAAGAGATGTTTGTATTAGTGTTTCTTCTCTCTGTAATGCAGCCTCTTGTTCTTTTTTAATTTGATCAACATTTTTACCAGTTAATGCAGCTAATACCGTTAAATTTTCTGTGTAAGCAAGTGATTCTCTACGTAATTGTTCTGCACTTCTACCTTGCAACATCAAGCTACGACCAGATATTTGTTGAAGTCTAATATAATCTGCTTGTGATTGTGCAAGTTCTTCTTGGCTAAGACCTAAACGCTGAAATTTTGCTCTTGTTTCATCTGTAACCTTTGTTATTTCCAGAAAATTTTTAGCACCTTCTCCTGCCGTTGTACCCAAATTAACTAATCCACTTCCTATACTTGCAATGGGTTTCATTAATTTTTGAAACTCTGCTACTGTAAATCCACTAGCAGTTGCTAAACTTTGTAAATCTCTAGCAGTTCCTACACCAACCGCACCCAGTTTAGATAATTCGTCTTTAAATTTAAGAGCATTGTCAGTTTGTTCTAGAAACGCCTGGCTAAGCTTGGTAGCACCTTGAGTTACAATTGACAGTCCTGTCCCAAGCATTCCGAAATTTTTAAAAACAGAACTAGCTGCATCCCCTAAACTACCAAGAGCACCACTATATTTGTTAAAGCCTGTACTTGTGTCTAATAATGATTTTCCAAACTGTTGTAACCCAGTTTTTGCAGATTCGCCTGCTTTAGAAAGGTTTTCTTTTGTTTGAGTTAATTTTTTAGTTGATTCTATTTCAAATTTTTGTGCTTCGGTAAGAGCTTTTTTACCTACTACATTTTCTTTAGTAGCAATTGTATCATCAACTGTAGCTTTTGTAGAATCTTTTTCTGCTCTTGTTGAAATGTTTTGTGCTGCAATAGAATCAGTGATGGCTTTGGTTTGTGTCTGCATAGCAGATACCAAATTTGGAATCATATCGTTTAATAATTTTAAATTTTCATTAAACTGTCGTTGTTGTTCTTCATCCATATTAGCCACTTTTATTATAGGTAATTTTTAACCAATAAATACTTATGTATTTATTATCGGGCACAAACCCATTTTTTAACTAAAGGTTAAATATGACGATTAATAACAATCCATTGAAACAATATTTTCGTAGACCAGCGGTATATATAAGGTTACCTAGTGAAGGTAAAAATTATCCACCAGGTGTAATCGATATGCCAGAAAATAAAGAATTACCTGTATTTCCTATGACTGCTATAGATGAAATTACAACAAAAACTCCTGATGCACTGTTTAATGGTACTGCTGTTTTTGAATTGATTAAAAGCTGTATACCTGCTATTAAAGATCCATGGGCTATACTTAGTTCTGATTTAGACACAATACTGATTGGAATGAAGGCTGCAAGTTCAGGAAATAATATGGACGTTGAAAGTCAATGCCCAAAATGTTCAGATACGTCTACATACACAATAAACTTAGTGTCTATACTAAGTCAATTAAAATCACCAGACTATAACAAAACACTAGATTTGGATGAATTAAAAATAAAATTTAAACCACTGACATATAAGCAAATGAATCAAGCAGGTATAGGCCAATTTGAAGCACAAAAATTATTTGCTAGTATGCAAAATGCAACCACAGATGAAGAAAAAGCTAATCTAAACAATCAAGCACTTAAAATGGTTACAGAACTAACTATGGATATTCTAAGTAAAACCATAGAATACATAGAAACACCTGGATTAAGAGTTGATAATATTGAATTTATATTAGATTTTTTGAAAAATTGTGATAAAAATACATATACTGCCATAAGAGACTATCACTCTACATTAAAAGAAATGTCCGCATTAAAACCAATGCACATTAAATGTGCAAATTGTGAAAATCAATATGAGCAACCATTTACATTGAATGCCAGCGATTTTTTCGGTTAAAGCTTCTACGTCTAACGCCACAAGAGATTGAGAAGCTTTTAGAAAGTTATGAAAAAGAGTGTGACCAAATAAAGAAAAATGCATTACAAATGGCGTGGTATATGCGTGGCGGTATTTCTTATGCAGACATATTAAACATGTCTACCAATGAAAGAAATATGTTAAATCAAATTATTGAAAATAATTTGGAAGTAACTAAGAAAACTAACATGCCGTTCTTTTAAAAGTTGTCCTTACGGACAACTTACCTTCACTCGTACTACGTACTCGTTCGGTATTTTTTTAATCTAATACATTGCCGCTTTTGAGTCCATGGTAGTGCTATTCAGCACTACCAAAAACAAGAGTTGCCATGCCTCTCATCCTATGTTGTCTATTCCCCGTTAAAACAGCCCGTTTGCTTTTTAACGCCACCGGTTGCCCTATAAAGTTTTTTGGGACTGTAGTGAGACCATTGATCTCAGCAACGCATGTTCTATAGTCGCAAGACAAAGTTAACTATAGACTCATTCAGGGTTCGCACCAGTCGAGAGCCCTGTCGGTGTTCCGAACATACTAATATATTAATATGCTCGCTTACTCCAGATCCGTCGGCACAGCACTACCTGTACGTCCTCAAGGAGGTTCCCCAGTGGGAACGTCAAATTGTTAATTTATTTTTAATTGTGGAAGTAAATTTTCTGTTTTTATTTGTGATATTGACGTGGTGTCTGAGGAGCCTGAATATGTTTTTACTAGATTACTATTATATTTCCAAAAATGATCAAATTCAATAATGAGCCAATCTTTGTGTGCCTTTGATGAATAGTATAAAAATTGATCTGTGATCCAAGTATGCTTAGTTTGAACGCAAACAAATTTACCTTTGCGGCTGACCTTTACAAAGAGGATATTAAGATCATCAGGTTCAGCCACAGCCATAAGTTGGTCTAACCACTCATTGAGGAGCTTACATTCTCCAGTTAGCACCAAGTGAAAGGGAAATTCACCGTAATTTTTGCATTCAGCATTAAAAAATTTCCATGAATCGGGGCCAACAATATCACCTTTAAATGATTTTGCTTGATTTTCGTTCAATGACTGTTTGCGGTGAACATTACTGCCGCCTATATAGGCTCCGGAATTAGGAACTCTTACGAATGAATCTTCATATGTATCGCTGAGAAATTTGGCTACTTCTCTCTCAAACGAGTTCCCTTTGCTCTTACTTTTTGATGTCATGCTATTACTTATTGTTCTTTGAAACTTGTGAAAAATTTACATTTATCCCCGTGCCATCTAAGCATAATATTTCTCCCGCCGATTTTATTGCAATGGGGGCATTTGTATTCTGGTTTCTTAATACCAGTCAACGATTGAGATATTTTTATTGAATGCTCTTTTGATTTTGGTACACCACTGGTGGCTTTTGAAATTTTTATCTTTGTTTCAATGGTTAATTGAACCCCTTCTTTAAGATTACGCATCTTCTCTCTAAATTCTAAAGTTCTTTTTTTACCAGTGCATTGTCTTGCTCTGTGGTCAATAATATGTTGTTTTTGTTTTTTGCCTGTGTTTGCTTTTTTTGCAGCAGCACATAAATTATTCAACTGTTCCTGAGTTCTTTGATAACCACCGGATCCTTCTCCGCCATCAGTTTCATTACGTAATATTCCGGTTCCTATATCTTTTCTCCCATACCATTTAATCATTCTTCTTTCTATAGCCCATGCGCCCAGTTCCGTTAAATTTGCTTCTAGAACAACAATTTTAGAAACGTCAATAGGAGTTCTAATTTTTTCACGTTTTTGATGCGAAAACCCGCGACGATTTTTTCCCTTACCTATATAGTAAGGTGAACCGTCGTTACGTAAATAAGCGTATACGTAAAAACTAGGCGCCGGATTAGATTTTGAATAAATATTCATGCTGGTGCTCCTATATAGCATTAGAGTAGTTGGGGGCTGCGAATCCCGCGAACTACACTTATTTATCATTTATTTTCAATTTCGGTTGTGGTGTTATATGTTGAAAAACCATTTTCTTTAACAACCGTCAAGACACTATTAACCCTACTAGATAAATCTTCTCTGTGTGATACTATCCAAACACTTTTGTTTCTTCTTCTAGCCATGTCTTTAAGAACCTTTAAAGAACTTTCAATTCCAACAGCATCCATTCCCGAATCTAATAATTCATCAATGAATAATGCATTAATGGGGCAATATAAATTTTCCCAAACATCTCTAAAAGCCCAAGACAACGAAAGAATAACTCTATTCATTTCACCCCTACTTAAATTATAAAAATCTAGTTCTCTCCCCAATTCAGTAATTTCAACTTGCAAATCGTTTTTGAACACAACTTGATGGGGTAATCCGACACTAGTTAAATAATAATCTAACCGAGTATTCAAAAATTTTAAACTTTGGTCAATAATTTTCTTACGAACAAAACTATCTTTGCTAGTTAATAGATCAAGCAAAAACTTTTGGTGTTCTAATGTTCGTGTTAAACTGTTAATCTTGTCAAAATTAATTTCTTGTAATGCTTGATTTTCCATTTCAAGAATTTGCTCATTATATGGATCAGTTTCTTGAGATTTTTCTTCTATTTTTAATATTAGATTGTTTAGTTCGCTATTATGTGTAACTGCTTCTGCTTCAGTTTCATAATGTGTGTTGGGTTTTTCAATTACTATGACCGGAGATTTTACAAGCTCATCTAATTGAAATTTATAATCTTCTAGTAAGTTTTTACTTTCGACTAATAGTTTATATTTGTTATCCAAAACGGTAGTATGTTGATCGTCATGGAATTCTTGACCACAAGCATAACACTTGTGATCTTTTAGTGTATTAACCTCAATTTCTAGTTTTTTATAATTTTTATCTTCTTTAGTGATATCTTTACGTAGGCTATCTATTTTACTATCATATGCATTTTTTAGTTGCATTTGTGTATTAAATAAAATTAAATTTTTGTGTGCTTTTAACTCAGTTTCAATATCTAATTGGCTTAATTTAGTATATTGTATAGCTAGTTTTTCTAAATCGTCGTTATGTTTTGTTTGCCACAACTTTTGCCTGCGTTTTAATGCATCAATTTGTTCTTTTACACGTTTATTAGCTTCGTCTATTGCTTTGACACGAAATTCTTCTTGTTGAATTTCGTCTTTAGATTGCCTAATTAAGTCTTTGATAACCTCAGCTTTTTCGCTGAGTAATGTGATACCCAATAACTGTTCTATAATATCACGTTGTTCGTTCGATTTTAATGATAAAAATGGTTCGGTATATGTATTCAATGCTACGATATGTTTGAACATATCAGGAGTCATATTGATTATTTTTTCAATAGCAGCCTGTGTTTCTTTGTTCTCGCCCTGTGCATCGTCAGTGGCCTTCTGTAAATCATTGTTAACGTAAAATCTTAATATATTGGGTTTTCGACCGCGTTCAATTTTGTATTCTGTTTTACCAACACTAAATTCAAGAGTAACAAGCATACTCTTAGCATTAGTGCGATTTACTAAGTTATCTTTGCGTATATTATTGATAGGCTGCCCGAATAACGCATAGGAAAGTGCTTGAACCATGGTGGTGTTATGTGACAATATTTCATTTGTGTAATATCTATGGTTAGGTGAATCAACGGTAATATCATACATGTTTTCTTCTTTGTTGGAAGAAGTTACCTTATGTACCCGCTCAATTCCCGATGAAGTTAATATATGTGATTTATAAGGGATTAAGTTTTTCACAAATATTTCTGTGGCATTGTCAGTAAAAACAATATGATCGTCAGCACATTCTAGCTGTTTTCCTGTTTCTGTTTCTATTGTCCAAACAGTATAAGGTATTGTTTTGTGTATTTTAGAAATCGGCGCCCAACCAGTGTCAGTTTCTATTTCTAAATTATTTAAATCCAGACTTTCTATAAATTTTCTTTTTACTGATTCAGAAAGTGTATGCATTTGTTGATTGTTCCTTGTTTGTCTTTTTTGTATTCTGATTCCCAAATTATCAATACAATATATCCATTGTTATTAAGCGCCTGAATTTTTTGACGGTCGTGTTCCCATATTTTTTCTGCGGTTGTTTTTTTTTATGATATCGGTAGCTTTAAATTTGTTGGGATTAGCATGCCAATAATCACCATAAAACTCTATAATTTTTTTATGGGTAACATCAATACAATCTATAGAGTATGACATATTGTTTATTTTTAATACAGCTTCATTATAACCAAATTGTATATTTGGGATACTACGTTGTATGCATTCGAATAACTCTAGTGATATTTTTGAAAATCCACCGTGCAATCCTGATTTTTTTAGTGAAGACATCCATTTAATTTGTCGCTCACTCCAAATTTCTAATCCTTTTTTCTCCCCATATTTTTCAAGACATGTTTTTTTTGAAAATAAGGTTTGAGACTCTGATACTTTGTTTTTTGCTTCTTCTTTGGAATAGCCTCTCAATATCCAATACTCTGTAGTGCGGTGACTATGCGCTCTGATACGGTCAATATTTCTGCTTTTTGATCCTTTTGCACCTGCGCGACTATTACATTTTTTTTTGATTTTCTGCAAGCAACAAAGCGTTTTCATCATCATACCCTTTATTAATCCAATATTCTTTTCTTATAGGTCTTCTAGAATTTCTTTCAAACTCGGCCTCGATTAATGTATATTTTTTTCCTGTTTTAGGATTAATCCTGTCTGTCCAAAAACCAATAGAATAGGTGCTTTTTCTTATAGTTTTATTATTAATGGCTTTCATATGAATTTTAGCCTTAATTTCTGCTGATAATTCATCCCATCCCCTACTTAGCCAATATTTTTTCCCTCCCATGCCTACTCCCGGTAAGGTCAGCATAGATTGCCTCACAATAGCTTCACATTTTTTAACACTAGTAATGTCAGAGCGATTTAATAATTTTTCTCTTATTGATGCCATTAGATTGGGTTCTAAATTTTTGATAATTTCTATCAATGTTTTATCTATTATTTGAATCAGTGTCAATTTTGGCTGCCGCATATAATTCCCCTATAGTCATTGAACATATCTCACCTGTAAGAGTGTTTCTGACTCTAACTATAGTATTTATACTAACGCACTTGCCCGTGCCATTTCTAGCACCGTCACCACCCAAATCTAAGTTTTCACCTAGAATCAGTGTAAGTTCTTGTTTATTAAAGTCAACTGCTTGTGTTACTTGTCCCACACTAAGGAAGTTACGCATTGTTAAATTTTTAATGGTTATCATAGTTTTACATTGTATACATTGTGTATAGACATTTCAACTAATTTGGCATAAATAAAAGTGTAGTTCGCGGGATTGCAGTCCCCAACTACTCTAACGCTTTCAAGGAGCATCAGCATGATTATTTATTACCTATTGGTTAAGACCCATAGCGTTACTGGGTTGAAATATCTTTGTCAAACAGTTCAAAATCCCTTCAATTACAAAGGATCCGGAACCGTTTGGAAACGCCATCTTAAAAAGCACGGTAAAGAACATGATACATATATTTTACAAAAGTGCTATTCAAAAGAATCATTAAAAAGTTGGGGCCTTTACTATAGTAAGGCCTGGTCTATTGTTGAAAGCAAACAATGGGCTAATCTTATACCTGAAGACGGCGGAGGATTTGCTTGTGGAAAATACCATCCTCAAAAAACCGCCAAGACTCTTGCTAAAAACTCTCTGGCTCATACAGGTCATAGAAATTATAGGTACAATCATACAGTATATTTGTGGCGACATAAGGATGGAAGAGAAATATCAATGACACGATACGATTTCATTAATACATACGGAGCCAACAAAGGTACAGTGAACCAAATATTCAAAGGAAACCGTAAAGCAGTCAAAGGATGGACACCAATTTTATAAGTTGTTGTATATGCCCAAAAGAATCTTTTTATCAAAGTTCTTACTCTCGATTGCGTTAATCTGGTCTATAACAATTTGATCCACTGATTCAAATTTCAATCCATCAGCGTTTTGTCCCTGTTCTACCCCCTCACTTTTGATCGGAATAAGGGTCATTTCGCGGAGCTTATACTCGGGGATGAAAGTCTCTCTTAAAAAATTAGCTTCTTCGTAACTTATGTCTATGTCCAAATGAACACGCACATGACTGTCAATCAAAAGATAGCCTTCAGGGTTCTCTAAAATCTCACTGAGTGTATATACACGATAAATTGGTTGACGAGGCCATGACTTAAACTCTGGCTCTCGACCCCATTCTAGAATCATCATGCCACGAGCATCGTCACCCGCATCTGCATAGTTGTGTGGGAATGCGTTGCCGATATACCAAACATTAGTTTTTGCTTGTCGCTTGTGAAAATGCCCACTGAATACTTTTTCAAACCCAGTCATGTGACCAGAATTAAGTTCACCGTGATCTGGCATTTCAACCATAGCGTTCATGTAGAAGTTGGGTAACTCAAAATGACCGAACAGATATTTTCCGGACATCTTTTGAAGTTTCTTGTAATCTTCTCCGACTAGCCAAGGTGCAATGACTACATCTCCTTCTTGGAAGAAGTCATTGATGATTTTAACATTTGATAAATGCTTGCCCCACTCAACACTATGAATGTCCCTACGGTCACGATAATAAAGATCGTGATTGCCTGGTATAAAATATACAGTATCAAAGTTAGCATTTAATTTCTCCAGTGCTTGTAGACCAAATTGCAGTGTGTGAATGTTGATACTAGCACGATGATGATTCCAATCACCCAAGAAGAAACATGTTTCACATCCTTCTTTTTTAGCAGTAGTAATAAACCAATCTACGAAATTGGCACAGTCTTGATTATGTTGTAGGCTGTTAGACTTCAATCCAAAATGAATATCAGTGAACACAGCGGCTTTTTTGAAAAGATTACTCATCGTTATATTATAAAAAAATAGCGTTACACATTGCAACGCTATTGGTTAAATTATTCTTCATATGTTGTTGATGATTTGGTAGATATTGATTGCCTAGACCACGATGGGGATAAACCATTCATTTGCAATATATCATCACGTATGTTTTGGTTGCGTTTTTCAGTGTTTAATACACGTGTAAAACTATTAGTGATGGCTGCGGTATAATATGCAAATGGGTTTTGCGACTTTGCCTCATTGAATCTCAACCCAACATATGTTAATTGTAATATTGCTGAATTACGCATTTCATCATTGTAGGTATTTCCGGTCAGATATATGTGATTGTTACGTCTAGCCAAAAAACATCCAAATTCAGTTTCCGGGCACCATACTCTACCATTGTAATAAAACGTTGGTTTATTAGGATGATGTTCTTTTCCTTTACCTATAGTACCGTTATCTTTTCCTGATGTCTTTGCACCATGCATGTTGATATTTTCTACCCTAGTAACATTATGTTTAGAAGAATATAAATGTACTTCATGGCAATGGGTTAACTTTCCAAATGACATTATTTTTTTGAATTCACCGCGCTTAGTGCGAATTCCCGAAATTGCGCAAAGTGCCTCAAAAACATCAAGATGTTTATTATTTTTTTGAGTATAACTTCTGTTTTTTCCTCTATACCAGCCGTCACCTTCGATCATAGTATTGATCAATAATGTTCTTTGGTCAGCAGTCAAAGAACAGATAAAATCCATAGTTGGTATTTTTTCGGGAAACAGTGAATAAAATTCATTTGCTTTGTCGCGTGGGAATGAGAAAGCAATACACTTGTTTTTTATATTTCGTTCATATAACTTATAATTCAAAGAAGTTATGCATTTTCTAATTCTGTTGGCATTCTCACCCTCATTTTGGTAGATACTTATTCCCTTAAAAAATCCGTTTTCTTTGACAATATCATAACACCCCTCAGTAAATATCCATCCTGCAAGCTCAACAAATGCATCAGTATATACTTTTTTCTGAACGCTGGTTTCTTCGGTGCCCATCAAAATCAACCTGTCTGACTCTTTTAAAAATTCAACTTTTTTTAGTCCAGAATCAGTGACCAATTTGTGTTCAGGTGTTATCAACATGTCAATATTTCGATTGGTCAACTTAAACATTTCACCATTAAACTTACCTCGATATATGGATTTGATTGAAGACCAAGTCATTTTTCCATTATTATATGACATGATAGTATCATCTTCATTTATTTGATCAATATCAACCCAACCCCTCTTTGTCAGAGCAGTAGTTTCTTCATCAACACAGTAGCCACGCCAATTGAACTTCATTGCATATTTTTCACATAACATAATATACATTTTGGCTAACTTATTGGTTATAGTTCCGTGGTCTTTACTGAAGGACCCGGTTTTTAAACCACCTTGCCAATGACTTTTACCTACACAATAAACTGAATTATTCTCGTCAATTTTAAAATGTTGGAAGGGAGGAAAGTTAACTTTAACGTGAACCATATCATCTACTTCGTCTTGTGTTGTTGGATCTTCTAAATCTTCAAAGATATTTTCTGCATCGTCATCATCTATAAATTCAATAATATCTTTGGCTGTTTTGTTTTTAGTTTTTTTTCTGGGTTGTTTTTGGCTTACGGGAATATGATCCCAAGTCATGACACGAAATACTAAATCGGTTGTTTCTATATCTGTGGGTTTTACTTCTTTCCCAGTTTCTATAGATAATCTAGATGCTCTATTTGTTTTTGCTTCTTTTATTATGTCTTTCTTAAACATGTGTTTAAAAGACACCTCTAATGGATCTTGGGGGACATTAATTATATAATCATATTTATTGTATTCTTTTTTTGCAAAACAACAATAACTATTTTTACTTTCGTGTATTTCTTTTAGTATGTCTTTATTATTCAAATAGTTTTTAGTTTTAGTGGTATTCATAATTTCCTTTTAATGCTATCAACAAAGTATAACACAAATAAAATGATATTGCAACAGGAAGGGTAAAAATGGAGAAATTTAGTTTAGTGCTATATTTAATCCAATATTGTAAAATAGGTATTTTTTCTACGATAAATATATGTAGGAATATAGTTCTATGGCATACACAATAAACAGAAACTCTACGTCTAGACAATGGGAAGTCTCTAATAATGGGGTTGTTATAGGATCCGGCCCAACACCATTACTAGCTATTAACAATGCAATATCTACTGGTGGACTACCAAATGATCCCGAACTTATATTTGAATTACTAGGGTTCGCAAACAATATTCTAAACACCGAAAGCGCCACTACTAGATTAAACAATGCAGGTACAGGAGAACCGGGAACTGCCGGTCAAGGTATTACAGCTACACCCGACTTAGAGCAACGTAGAGCTAATATACAACCAACTACTATTGATACAAATATAAATCAACAACAGTTTGATG